ATACACATTGTAATATATATATATATATATATATATTTTCTAAACTATATAATAAATAATATAAAGATTTCCATATATGTAATGTAATAAATATTATGGTAAAAATGTGTAGTTACAATTATCCAAAATCAAACGAAGATGACTTCAAACAATATTATCAGAATTATTCGTATGAATTACATGATTTCCAAAAATGGTCTATAGAGGCTACAGTTAGTGGAAATCATGTGCTAATTTGTTGTCCAACAGGGTCTGGTAAGACTTTTGGTGGTGAATTTGCGCTTGAATATTTTCATAAAAAAGGCAAGAAAACTATTTATACAACACCTATAAAAGCTCTAAGTAACGAGAAATTTTATGCTTTTACTAATAAATATCCTGATATTAAGATAGGCATTCTTACTGGTGATTTAAAATGTAATCCAGATGCCGATGTTTTGATCATGACAACAGAAATTTTGCTAAATAAGTTATATCAAACAAAGAGTTCAACATCTTCAGTATCCTTTGATATGGACATTGAGAATGAGTTAGGTTGTGTAGTATTTGATGAAATACATTTTATAACAGATGAATCGAGAGGTCACGTTTGGGAACAAAGCATTATGATGTTACCACCACAAGTTCAAATGATAGGTTTGTCAGCTACCTTAGACGATCCTATTAAATTCGCACATTGGTTAGAAACACGCGGTTCAACTGAAAAGTTTGGTAATAAAGAAGTGTTTTTAACTCAAAAACAACAGCGTGCGGTTCCTCTTATTCATTATGGTTTTATTACAGCTACAACGAGTGTAAATAAACATATCAAGGATAAGACAACTCAACAAGAAATAAAAAGGGCGATTGATAAACCATTCGTAATTCAAACCGCAAATGGTGTGTTTAATGATGCTCAGTATCAAAGCACAAATAAGATGCTAAAATTATTTGAAAATAATAAAATTTATGTAAAAAGACAACACGTTTTAAATAAGGTAACAGAATATTTAGTTGAGAACGAAATGTTGCCTGCGTTATGCTATGTATTTTCTCGCAAACAATTAGAAAAGTGTGCCGAAGAATTGACGACAAATATGTTAGAATTCGATAGCAAAGTTCCATATACTGTTGATAGAGAGTGTGAACAAATTATTAGAAAATTGCCAAATTACGAAGAATATTTACATCTTCCGGAATATATAAATACAGTGAAACTTCTAAGAAAAGGAGTAGGCATTCATCACGCGGGTTTAATGCCAATATTAAGAGAAATGACTGAAATATTATTTGCTCGTGGGTTTATTAAAATGTTATTTTGCACTGAAACAATGAGTGTAGGAATTAATTTGCCAGTAAAAACAACTATATTTACAGATGTAAATAAATTTAACGGTGATATAAATCGAATGTTATACAGTCACGAATATACACAGGCTGCTGGCAGAGCAGGAAGGTTAGGTTTGGATACGGTCGGTCACGTCATTCATTTAAATAATTTGTTTAGAAATGTAGATTCAGTTGGCTATAGAAATATGATGAACGGCAAACCACAAACACTTTCATCGAAATTTAAGATTTCATATAATCTCATATTGAATTTGTTAGATATAGGGGATAATAATTTAGTAAGTTTTGCTGGACGTAGTATGGTAACCGGAGATTTGAATAATCAAATGAAACAAATAAATACGCAACTGGAAACAGCAAAGGATGAATTAAAAAATATAAAAGCGTGTGCGTGTAATTTAAGAACCACTATCGAAGAAATAACAGAATATATTGAATTAGAGAATAATATCAAATTTGCTGTTAATAAAAAACGTAAAGAAATGGATAGAAAAATTAAAAATATTCTCGATAAAAATAAATTTATAGAACAGGATAAAATAACCTATCAAAAAATATCTGTAAAAGAAAATGAAATAACCAGTTTTCAAAATCAACACGATACATTAAATGATTATCTCAAATCAGGAGTTTATGCTGTTCTAAAATTGTTAAAGGATGAAGGCTTTGTGGAGGGCGACTTTTCAGATGAAACTACATTAAAACTTTCTTTAAAGGGGAAGTTCGCATCACAATTGAGAGAAACACATTGTCTTGCGTTTTCTAATATTTTAGAAGGTGAATTGATTAATCATCTATCTTGCAAACAATTAATAATGTTGTTCAGCATTTTTACAAATATTTCGGTTCAAGAAGATTTAAAGGATAATTGCCCAAAAACAGACGATGAAGAGTTACGAAATATTATAAATAATGTTGTAAAAATGTATGATGATTACTCAATGAAAGAAGTGTCGCATAAAATAAACACAGGCATTGATTATAACATTCAATATGATTTGTTAAGTTATATAGAAAAATGGTGTGATTGTTGTGACGTGGAAGAATGTAAATTAGTTATTCAAGAATTAAATGATGAAAAACAGATTTTTTTAGGCGAATTTGTAAAAGCACTCTTGAAAATAAATAATATTTCTTGTGAAATGGAGAAAATTGCCGAGATGTCTGGAAATATAGCCTTTCTTAATAAATTAAAGGAAATACAAAATATGACCTTAAAATATGTAGTCACGAATCAATCACTTTATGTTTAACCTTAATAAAATGAATAAATGTATTATTACATAATAATTTAAATGCTTTGGATGTAAATTATTATGGAACTTGTCAATAAAAAATATCGAATAATAGAGAAAATCGGAGAAGGCAACTTTGGATTAATTTATAAAGGGGAAAATATAAGAACGAGAGAACTTGTTGCTGTCAAAGTAGAACCAATTGAAAAAGAGTTAAAATTACTCAAAAACGAATCGATAATATATCAATATTTAAATAATTTAGAATGTACTCCAAATGTTAAATGGTTTGGAAAAGACGAAGATAATTATTATATGGTTATAAACTTATTGGGTGAATCTTTACAGTCTGTAAAAAGGGATTCGAAATTCTCTCTAACAAATGTTTTAGAAATAGGAATACAAATTGTGATTTTGATTAAATCAATACACGACAAAGGACTTGTTCATCGTGATATAAAACCAGATAATTTTTTATTTGGTTTAAATAAACAAAGAAATAATATTTATATAATAGATTTTGGATTATGTAAACCCTACATTACGAATGAAAAACATAACCCGATAAAAAAAACGAATAATTTAATAGGAAGTTTAAGTTATGCAAGTATGAATGCTCATAATTTGATAGAATTAAGTAGACGGGACGACATGGAATCATTAGGTTACATGCTTGCGTTTTTTTATTTGGGCAAACTAAGTTGGAATGATTTAACGGTTGAAAATATGACTATGATCCCAAAATTAAAGGAAAATATACTAATTGATAACAGTTTGCCTCCAATATTGGTAAATTATATAAAGTATGTTAGAAGTTTGGAATACGACGAAAAGCCAAATTATTATCTTATTATCGAAGAATTTAAGAGAGAAATAGATATATAAAAAATAAAATTTAAAGGTATTTTTTAATATATAAAAATGACAACAATCAAACAATTTGATAAAATTCGCGAATATATAGAGGCAGTTTTCGACGTCTTTAATTTTGTAAATAAGAAATCACAAGACCAGAAGGATAGAAGGTTACAAATGATATCATTAACGATTTATAATTATACAAGAAAAATGGCAAGAGATAACAACGTAAATTTGAATGATTTTGTTAAAACTGATGTTTCTAGTAATGAACCTGTTAATTTAATACCTATATTTGAATATATTTCTTATAATAATATTGAACTATATGATTTTTCGAAAATAGATGTAAATGACGTAGATGTAACAAAAAATGAAGATTTGGAAAGATTTGTGTTATCTCACGTATATTATATAACTCAAAAGGCTTAAATATTGACATTGATTATCATTATGGATGAATTTATAGAATCAATTGATAATTATTTATCAAATTATTCTACATATAAAAAAGGCAAAGTGGAATTTGAATTTAACAATGGAGAATTAATATTTTATAAAAATAATTCAAATACCCTAACTCTATTTGGTATATATATAAATCAAGAATTTAGGCGTCAAGGTTTTTGTAAAAATATATTGAATTATTTAATAGATTCCGCTATAAAACACAGATTTAAATATTTTTGTGTTCAATCGGTATTGTCCAAAATATTATACGAGTATTTATTGAGATTTACATATAAAAATAAAACATTTAAGGTAGACCATAAAATAGGATTTGTGTGTGATTTGAAAACAATATTTTAGGATAAACTATATAAAGATATATTAATAATTATAATTATAATTATAAGTATGTCATCTACAAATGAAGAAAAACAAAATATTGCGGTTAGAGTAACCGGGTGTGTTAAATGGTTTAATAATAAAGCCGGTTATGGGTTTATTACTGTTACAGACGGGCCATTAACAAATACGGATATTTTCGTTCATCACTCAAGCATTCACATTGATAATCAACAATACAAATATCTTGTTCAAGGCGAATATGTGAATTTTGAAGTTGTTAAGATGGAATCAGGAAAACACGAATGGCAATCATCAGACATTCGCGGAATTAATGGAGGCAAATTGATGTGCGAAACAAGACACGAATTTAAACTATCCAGAAATGTTTACAAAACTACAACAGACAAATCAAAAGTTGCTTAAAATATGTATTTAATTAGAATTATTTAATTAATAATATTTTGAAAAACTTAATTTATCGAGTTAATATATAATATGAAAGGAAACCAACCACTTTTAGGAGGAGCAAAAGAGAAAAACGGACACAAACAAAATTGTTCTTGTCACATATGTAAAAATATACAAAAAAAGGCAGAAAACGGAGGTTATGATAAGATAACAGAACGCAAATCAACAAAGAAAAATGGACACAAAGAAAGTTGTTCTTGTCCTATATGCGTAAATATGAAAAATGCCAAAAAAAAGAAACGTGTAGGAGGTGATTCTGTTAAAAAAGTCCATGATGAAGAAGAAGGAGAAGAAGAAGGAGAACAGCGCGGTGGAAAAAAAACTCGTAAGAGACGCCATACCAACGGACACAAAAGCACGTGTAAATGTCCTATATGTAAAAATATGAAAAATAAAAAGAAAACATCTAAAAACAATAGAATGTTTGGGTTTAACTTAGGCGGCACTCGTAAGAGACGTCATACAAATTGTCACAAACGTACGTGTAAATGTCCTATATGTAAAAATATGAAAAAGAAAACACATAGACGTCATTCAAAATAAATATTTTAATTATAAAATTGATTCGCATTTATTTTATAATTAATAAAACAATAACAAAAATGTCTGAACAAATTCAATTAAACAATAATGTTATAAGTATAGAAAAAAACGTTGTAGCTAATAATTTAATTAACACAAGAAACGTATATAATAACAACCTCTTTAATTGTGAAGAGGTAGTTAATAATATTAGTTTAATAAATAGAAATATTACGACGAACTTAGAAAAATATGATGATGATGATGTATATGTTCCAACACACCAAAATAAAAATAAATAATATATGTAAAATATTATTATAAGAAAATGTATAATTGTCGTCTTAAATTAGATATAAATGATAACGTTGTCCAACCCAACTACTTCATAACCTTTTGTCCAATCGCCTAATATTTCAATATTAAATGGAGCTAAAAACATATTTTTCATTTCTTTATCAGTTACTGGTAAATTGGATATTTCGTGTCTCCAAAGGTTACTTACAAAAGGAACAATAAATACTTTGGTTTTTCCGTCATAATTTGGGGCCTTAAATGTGATGCAACTATTTTCCTGTCTTAATTTTATTAAATCATTATTTTCATTTAGTTCAGTGAAATCGCCCGCAAAGCTGGTTATAGCAAATGTAATAATATTAGGAAACGTTGGGTGA